ACTAGTTATATGCCCGATAATATCTTTTTCATCATGCATATAGTTAAATTGCTTATCTTCTGGCGAGGTTCTAGCGTTCCAAGTCTCTGCTCTGTCAAAAACATCATCATTTTTATTCCACCCCACGCTTGCAAGAACAGCTTTAAGATAATATAGGTCTGTTTGGTCTATATTTTCTGCAATTGCTTTTGTATGGGCGATATCTACGTCTGTAGGAGAATATGGAGCTACTTCTGAACAAATTGCGATGCTGGCATTAGCCTTCACAAGTTCAGCAATTCCATCTTTGATCTCTTGCTTGTATATCTTCATACATTTACCTCAGACTGATTTACATATACCGTTGCGTAAATAAATTTCATTTCGTCAACAGTTGGTTTTCTGCTATTGATATACACAAAGTTATTAATTTGATCGTCAACTTCTTGAATAAATGCTGAAGATGGCTTATAAGATGACTCAATTAATTTTTGTACAATCTCAGGTGTAATTTCAATAAAAGGTTCTATACCAGCAAGTAGGCAAAGTTTTAAATACTCTAGTTGTTCAAACTCGCCCTTTGTTAAACTTCTAACATTTTTCTTTTCTCTATACTCTAAAATCATAGGGGTTACAATGTCTGCTATAGCTTTTTGAGCGTTATACGCCCAGAGAACCGCTGCCGACTCTCCGGATTTTGGTTGAACAACTTTTGTTTTTCTTTTAACTGTATCTTTTTGATTAGTTGGTCTTCCGCCCTGTGGATTTGGAGTAGGTTTGGGTTCGTTTGGTAAACCGCCGCCACCAAATTTTGGAGCTGGAGGAACTATATTCTGCTTTGGAAGATTCATATCTTCGTAGTAAGAGTCGTCTAATCCATCTTTTGTAACAAGAATTTTAGCAATGTCGTTACGAACATTTGGATTATGATATGGACTAGCTTTTCTTGGTGTCACGTTATCGGCCCTTCTAGCTTGTTCCTCTCTTCTGACTCTCACTCTTTCAATTTCTGGCATTTCGCCAAATCTTTCAAGAATAGTTTCGTGAGAAATGATATCTCTATCAGCAAGATTAATAAGAAGTTGTTTTTCAGCACTTTCATCAGAAAGAATAATAGTGTCGAATCTAACTTGAGCTGGAAGCCTAAAACCCATAGCCTTTTGTACAATCTCTATTTCTTTTTGCCAGAATTGAGTAAGAATTTGACGACCATATTCAAGTCTTTCAACAAGAGTTTTAAGAGATACATAATTATTAGAATATCCACCGGAACTTCCACCGGCTCCAGTTAATGTTGGAGGAATCCCAAGACCAGCATAGATAGAAGTTAAAACTGGCTGATATTTTTCACTACCAAGAAACTTGTAAACCTGCGATTGACTCTCTTTAAAGTCAAGTTCTGGACCCCAAACAAGATCCATTGTGCCGCCACCAGTATTTGATGCTAAAATATCACGCAGTTTGTTAATAACATCTCTACGTGGAATAATTTTATGGTCAAGAGAACCAACTCTCCACAAACGAATCTGAGAAATGGCCCCATCAAGAGCAGCTAAGTCTGCAAGTTTCATTTTTTCAAGCATAATAAGGTCATCCAAGATAGCATAGATCATTGGATTTGCCCAAATCAACCAATCGTCTTTTTTATAGCTAAATACTTCTATTTTATCTTTATCAAGAACTATTTGTCTCTTGCCATTCTTAACCATAGCCTGAATATCGGCAGGTAATTTTGAAAAAGAATTTCTGGAAGTAACATTGCTAGCAGTGAATGAATCATACGTAGTCCTACTTAGATTAAGAACGTAAATTGGATCTCCGATAAACATACCGTTGTAATAATTAAGCACGTCAATTGTTAGTGGATTAAGAAAGTCATAACTCCAAGGAATTTCTCTTCTGATATACTTGGGGTCAATAATATCCATATCTGCCGCTACCGCTCTACGCATTTCCTCTTCTTTTTTAGCGTTGATCTTGGCGGTTTTTCTCTTTACAATAACATTGCCAGTTCTGTATAAGTAATTTAAGAACCTTTCAGAGCGTTCAATTCCATTGATTTGTTTAAACCAAGCCTTATAAAATCTTTCAATAGCCTTATTTGGGTGAACTATAGTAATTCCTTGACTTGCAAAATCTCCCATTAAGTCAATAACATTTCTAATGATACCAACTCTATCGTAAGCATCCATACACATCTTAATAATACGTTTTTGACGAGTAGGAATACTCTCTTCCGGGCGAAATCTGTAATAATCATTTCTTGTAATACTTGTGCGTACAGATCGGTTCGGCTCAATATCTAAATATGTTCTATAGGTATAAGCCAAAGCCTTTTGTGACTGTACTGGGCTATTTTCTACATAAGCCTCATTAGCTTCAGCAAAAGCACGTCCTTTGTCACTGTCGTCTGTCCATGTCGAGTACATTTCGTTGTCTTGCATTAGTATTGTTACTCCTATTAATAGTATTGGTAATCATATTATTATACACAAACGACCTATTAATAGTTATATAAATCTTTTGCAGCGTCTGCAAACCACTGCGGACCACTGTAATAGTCGGCCCCTCGTTCTCCCACAAATTTTTGAGCAAAGCCAACGTTATTATAGTACTCTTGGTCATAATTTATAGTGACTCGTTCGACATTCATTCTTCTAGCGGCGTCATTTGCCATTAACAAAGCAGAATATCGGTCTTTACGCAGTTTGTTTTTCTTGCCTGACCTTGTATCTGGTGTATCCCATCGCTCTCTACCATTTTGCGTTTGAGAAATAACAATAAGAGCAAGTTCATTTTTAAGTTCTTCAATTTCAAGCACACAATCTTCTAATGTATCGTGCATTCTATTTAATCTTTTGTCCTCTTCAAGAGAAAATCCAAGAGTAGCAGCGTCAAAGAATGGAAATAATAACATTTTATCTTCCATGTCTTTCCTAAGGCCGTGATTGGCCTCTGCTGCCCACTGCGCGCTTGAGAAGTTACAAAGACGTATGATGTGTAGTCCCGGCTCATCATCAGTGTCTGCGGACTTCTCAGGGTCTATAATAGGCCATATGGGGGATTCCTTCTCTTGTAACTTATCTTTGTCATGTAATGCTTCCATGACTGCTACTCCTCCGCCCATAGGATCAAGGGCAATCTCAGCAGTTGGAAAAACCTTCATTAGGTTTCGTATTTTGCGGGCGGCAAAAGCATAGAAGTTATCTTCACTAGTCAAATTCGCTTTTAATATATCTCGATATCTCTCTCTTGTAGTGGTCCATGAATAAACAACTCGCCTGTGGTCATCATGCAATTCCAAGACAACAATTGAGAAATTATCCACCTCAGATGCGGGGTCAACTCCAATAATATATTGTTTTTGCGGATTTCCACGAGTTGCTGCCTCAAAAAAGACTTCTCCGCTTCCTAATACTATTGGGGACTGTTCTGAACACACGCAGGATTCAATCAAACTTCGTTTGAAGAATCCCTTAGAATCTGTCGAGAAACAAGCGCCATATTCCATTTGATAAATTCCAGCATGCACAGTGGCTTTAGCCCGTGCAATCTGCCCCTCGTCCATATATCCATTAGGTAATAATTCAACTGGAACCCTATATACCGCATAATCCTGCCAATTAAAATCGTCAGGCACTTCGCCTTTAAACACCTCTGCTAATTTAGAGTATTCACCTTTACTTCGTACAATTTGATGATATCGCTTCCAATATTCCGCAAAGTGATTAAAGTCATAATACGCCGTTCCAGAAAGAATAATTTGATTGGAGCGATAAAATTCAGAGTTGTCCGCAACCGCAGCTAATTCGATTCCAAGTTCTTTAGCTTTCTTCTCTTTTGCTCTTGCTTTAATCTTATCAATGGGAGAACTAGCAACAGCAGCAAAACCCGCAACAACATTCTCAAAAATATCTCTTGGAATAGAGGCAAATTCGTCGGCAATAATATCATTTGCCCGTTGACCCCGAATTTTTTGACCATCGCCAAGAGGAAGGAATGTAATAACCCCTCTATTAATTCTTACAGTACATCTGTCAACATCTCTTGTGCATCCACTACTCTGATCGCAAAGATCTCTAAGTATAGGCGCATTTCTCCATATATTTTCCGCATATTCATATAGTACTTTTGACTGCCTAAACGCTGCACCAACAACCACAATCTTTCTTTCGGGTAAAAAGAACGTGCGAAGCATACAATATAGAGAAAGAAGGAATGATTTACCAAAGCCACGGGAAGCAACGAGCATTGGGAACTTGCGATTCCACATGTCCGCTAGGATGAGCGCTTGTGATGGCGAGATTTCAATGTTAAATATATACTTGCAGACAAATGAGAAATACTCTGGGCGTGTCATTAACCAAGCTAGCTTTTCCGGGAGCTTAGTTTTATCTTCGCCTACGGTAGAGTAGATATACTCCATAGGATTAAAGAGTAAATTCTCATCTACATCTATATTTAGCCATGCATCTTTAAGTTGTTGGTCTATATTTTTCATAAATTCTCTTCATAAGTGAGACTGCGGTTTGTATGGCATAAAATTTATTACCACAAAAGATAATTTTTACATTGTGTTCTAGTTGTATTTCCATAATTTGCTTCATAAGGAATCTGCCATTGATTTTAGCTTGTGTTTGGAGTTTTTTATTCGCCTTGTGAAAGGGGTATTCTACAAGATCTCTCATTGGGAATTCACAAATGATAAAAGAGTGGGCATAATCGTCCATTCTAATCAATTCGCGCTTAAATCTTGAGAAGTCTCTGCCTAAATTATTAGCAAATTCCTCAATACACCCCTTTCGTTCTATGCAAATCTTGTCCTCATAGCCCTTTAGGGTGTAATCGCCCGTTTTAAGAGTGCCTATTTCATGTGCAATCCCCTTTTCATAGTCAAACATCCAAGGAGTTTGCTCACGAGTATCCTGTATAATGGTAAAATTAGCTTCTTCGTTCATTTCTATTCACTATCTCATTTAAATAAGAGGCATAGGAGTTCTCAAAACCCGTAATTTGTTTATGACAACCTTTGCAAAGAGTAATTCCATTGCCCCTTTCGTACCTTAAAGTTGGATTATCCGCCCAAGTTAACAGGTGGTGGACCTGAAGATCGTATTTTTTCTTAGATCCACACATCTGACAAGTAAATTTATCTCTTTTTAAGACTTCTGTTCTAAACTTCTTGTAATGAGGATCGCTGTAATCTCGCTTCTTCCACGTCATAGTCCACCATAATTTCTACAAGTGATAAAATATTTGTTTCGGGCTTCCACCCAAACGCTTTGTTGGCTTTTGCATAGCTGCCACATAAATAATCTACCTCGCTAGGACGGTAAAAATTCTTATCAATTTCAACATAATCTTGATAATCACCCAAACCAGCATAGTCAAACGCACCAACTAAAAAATCCCGAACTGTAAATGAATGTGATGTAGCAATTACATAATCATCTGGCCTATCACACTGCATCATTTGCCACATTGCCTTAACATAATCTTTCGCATAGCCCCAGTCACGCACAGAATAGATATTACCAAGACGCAACTTAGGAAAGCTAGGATCTTTTCCACTGGCGAGAAATTCCCCCACCCACTTTGTAATTTTACGAGTGACGAAGTTTTCTCCTCTTCTTTCGCTTTCGTGATTAAAAAGGATGCCACAACAAGCAAAAATGCCGTAAGAATCCCTATAGTTGCGAACAAGGTGGTGTGCAGCAAGTTTAGCGATTGCATAGGGGGACTGAGGGAGAAAAGGAGTTCTTTCATCTTGTATATATCCCATTACTAATTTTTTAGGACTGTCAGGAGCAAGTATTTCACGACCCTTACTAGCCCCAAACATTTCGCTTGTACTTGCTTGATAAAATTTGGTCTCTGGGCTATATTTACGAATAGCCTCAAGAGCATTTAAAACCCCATTGAAGTTTACATCAAACGTGTAAGAGGGCTGCTCAAAAGAAGTATGAACGTGACTTTGGGCCGCTAAGTTGTAGTACTCATCGGGCTTGACGGTTTGAATTATATTAGCAGTGCAGAATGGATCACTAACATCGCCCTCTACCAGACGGAAGTTTTCACTCTTAATGTGGGCCACTCTGGATAGATTAGGTGTAGAAGCCCGCCTGTAAACCCCCCAAACTTCATACCCCTTTTCAAGAAGAAGTTCCGCCAAAAAAGACCCGTCCTGTCCTGTAACTCCTGTTATAATCGCTTTCATTTATCCCTCCACAGTTTCTGGTGTTAAATACGGTTGATCCGTAACTTTGTCCTCGTATGTATGTGCTTGAGATAATCTCTCACGCTCCTTGTCCATCGCCAGTCGCATCTTTTCCATCTCGACCCCAATCTCAGTTCTAAAATCACTATCAAGAATGATTTTTTTAATAAGGGCCGAAAAAGTTTGTTTACTATCCTCAATTGCTTTAATCCGCTGCTCTCG